TCCATTTTTCTTTTTTAGATTCATTTGCGGTTTTTGTTTCATTCATGATTATTTTATATAAGAATGTAATACATATGATAGCATATAATAGTTTACTAGTTCATTCATGTCAAGGATCAAGCACTTCATTCACATTCATTCAGACTTAACTTATTCAGACATTCAAAATTTAATTCATTCATCGCATTCAAAGCATTCAACTAATAAAAATAATTTTGATTTTTTATTTAATTTCTTATTTTTTTATTATTTAAAAATTAAATAATTTATATATTATTTTTTCTTAGGTTGAACACCATGAATTAATAATGCAAAAGGATCATCTTTAAAACAACTTGAATCATCTTTATCTATTAAATAAGGTTTATTTCTATGTTCTATTCCTTTTGTTATTGCTTCCTTTTCACTATTTACAACTATTGCATACCTTTTAAAAAATCCCATATGGATCAATCGATCATGTTGACCTCCCATACTTGCAGTTAAATAAAAATTATTCGGTAAAGTTTTATTAGTTCCAAAAAGATTAAGACTTTTTGAATAACAATAGAATTTCAAATCTTGATTAAGTTTGCATACTCTTAACCATGCATTTAAATAACAACTATTAAAAAAGTCCCCACTTGAATGAATTCTCACTTTAGTTATATTTTTTGTTCTTATTTTTTGAATACTTTTATTAATTAATTCACTGCATTTATATATACCCATATCTTGTTTTAATTCATTCAATAATAAATCTAAGTTATATTTTCTTTTTAAATATACATTAGTGAATAAAGCTTCTTGACTAGCGGCATAACATCTAAAAACAGTATCTTGACCATCTTTAACTGTTCTTTTGCCTTTACTGTCAACATTCACCCATGAGTGACAATCTTTAGCACCATTGTTGCAAGTTTTGCCCGCTGGGATGTCAAAAATAATTGTTTTTTTGTCTAACTTAGCGTTACCAATAGATAACTTTAATAAATCATTCATGATCTAAAATTATTAGGAAGGAAGAAAACATAAATGTTTTCATTAAGGGAACTGTTTAGTGATCCCTTAAGGAAACATTCAAATTATTTTTTTAAATCTTTTATATTTATATTTGTTATTTTTCTAAGCTGATCATATCGAACATTAAAAGAGCTAATGTTTAGCTCTTTAAACTGTTGCTTATTAATAGGCTTTAAACTAGTAGATTCTAAAAAATCCCTATCATTGTTTAAATGTTCAATAATAGCTTTTTTGCTTTTGTAGTCTCTGCCGTATGCAGGTAATAAAGTTAAATAATTCATTTGTTCATTAACTCCTTAAGTGGTGTACTTTCAAACCACATATCCCTTTCAATTGGCAAGTTAAAAGGTTTAAACTTTATTTTTTCAAGTTCAGTTAATGAAAAGAAACCTAGTTCATTCTCTAAACCTTCAACCCATCCAAAGCACATTTTAGTTATTGGATCATATTCACTAATAAACCAACTAAAACAACTACCACCAAACAATTTCACATGTGCTATGTGCTCTTTGTTGTTTTTTTCATTGTCTCCAATATTTGGGAGCTTTTTTAATAACTCTTTTGTTAAAAGTTTCATTACTAAGAATAAAAATAGTTTACTATTTAATATTAACCTATTATGTCATTAACTGTCATCTAATAACATTCAATTTTAACATTCAGTTTTGCATTCAAAAATTCATTCAATTATTGCATTAAATTTATAAGCTTATTATTTTTTTTATTTAATAATTTTTTTTTCTTTTTTTTTTTTTGAAAAAAAATTTAGCAAAAAAATACCCAAGTTTTTAAGCTTGGGTAAAATTTTTTAATAATCTGATTTCATAATTAATTTATCTTTTACCGTTAAGATAATTAAGCTTTGAAATAATTTCTTGAATACTCATTGTCATTTGTTTAATTGTTCTAATTGGAGTTCTAAAAAAGATATTTTTTCAATAGCTTTTATTAGTTCGTTGTTTCTATTGATTAACGAATTAGAAAGTTCTAAGATTTTATTATCTTTAACTTCTAATTGTTTTTTCCACCAATAATCAGGATCTTGTATACTCATAATTTAAAGTTCCTCAATTAATTTGTTTCTTGCTTCGATAGCTTCACATGCTCTCGAATATTCTCCGAAAGTCTCGCAATGAATGCGAGTGCTCTTTTTTAATGAACTATCAAATGCCCAGAAAAATAAGAGTGTGCCAATAATAAAAAATAAATAAGATTTCATTTTTTTTAGGAAGGAATAAAGGAAGGAAAAGAAAGGAGTAATAAATACTCCTTTTGTTTTAGTCTTCTAAGACCATAGATACATAAGTATCTATTGATAGAAAATAATCAAAATGTAGGTCTTCGTCTCTTGGATGAATTTTCAACCAAGTGTAACCTGATCTTGAAATACATTTTTCATATCTAATCTTATTATCGATTAAATATTGTTCATGCACTGGTTTAATACAAGTGTTTCCTATCATTGTTTTAAACCTCTGCTAGATCAAAAATATCGTAACTAATACGATAAGTCTCTCTTGTTAACCTATTCTGAAATACTAAAACGTTTTTGTATGTTGGATGCAAGAAGTTTGTAGCTCCCATATACTCCCAAAACTTAACGTCTTCACTTCTTAATAAGTCATCATCTATTTTTGAAAATAGAATATCAAATGCTAGCTTTTCATTGTTGCTTAGCTCCAAGTTCATGTACTTGGTTAAACCTTGGTGTTCCATAGGAAGGATTGATTTAGTTTTCTAGTTTCTTTTTTGCTTTTTCCTTTTGCGTTTACCTGGTAGATAAATTTTAAAACTTGTTTACCTGGTAGACAATTAGAAAAAAGCTTTAGCGTTAAAAGTGGGTACAGTGCATACCCATTATTAACTTGATATTACATTAACATCTATCTGCTATAAAGTCAACATCAAAGTTAAGAAATATTACTCCGCTGAGAATCGATTTTAAGAGGCGTTATTTTCTAAGGTACTAACGTAAGCAAGTTATATTACAGTGCTATCAGAGAGGCTCCTAGGCACCTTAGAGCGTATACGGGGCACTGTTGCAAAAAATTTTTTTTCTAGGCCAAGGCGGGCAACTTAAATATATTCCCGTTAATTTTTTGGTTCTACCTTGATTGAAAGTTCTGGAGCTTGAATGTTAACTGTTTCTACGGATTCACCTATTACTTTGCCTAAGGAGTCTAGGATCTGTGCTGCTGTTTGTAATTGACCTTTGGATACTGCTTGGTTAAATAGACGTACTCTCATGGCTTGTAGACGTGGGAGCATAGATTCTCTATCTTTATCCCAGTCTTCGTTGTTCCAGTGTTTAACACGACCCCAATCTTCCCAGGCGGTTGTTATTGATATTTGTTCAATTTTTGAATGTTCTATTACTAGTTGACGAGTTGTTAGACCTTTTAGTTGGCGAGAATAGAGACGTTGTGCTCTTTCTTGAACTTTTTCTGCTGTGGAGCGAGCTACGAAACGAGGGGTACCTCTTTTTTTAGATTGAGCTATGGGTGGGATTATATTTGAGGGTAAGATTGAATCAGTCACGGACTTGATTTTAAGTAGTATTTAGTTGAATGATAACTTAAAAGTGTTGAAATAGGCTATAAAGGAGGGGTATGAGTTGTAATTTTTTTTGTTAATTTTATGGTTGTGAGTGGAAAAAAGAGGAATGAGATAAGTTTGAGGTACGCACAGGGGGAGGTATTTAATAGTGAAAAGAGATTTAGGGTGCTGGTAGCTGGAAGAAGGTTTGGAAAGAGTTATCTTAGCTGTATCGAACTGCTACGAGGTGCTATTAATCGTCCTGGGGAAGTTTATTTCTATTGTGCTCCTACATATCGGATGGCAAAAGATATTGCATGGAAGGAATTGAAGAGATTGACACCTAAAGTATGGATTCAAAGCAAGAATGAAACTGATTTAAGGCTGGAATTGATAAATGGATCAACTATTGAATTGAAGGGTACTGAAAATGCGATGGCATTGAGAGGTAGGAGTTTAGCTGGTGTTGTGTTGGACGAGGCGGCATTTATGGATAGAGATGTCTGGGCGGAGGTTATTAGACCTGCATTGGCTGATAAACAAGGATGGGCACTTTTCATATCGACACCAGATGGAACTGCGAGTTGGTTTTATGATATGTGGTGTTTCTGTGGTGAACAGGAATGGGATGATTGGGGAAGATGGAGTTTTACAACGGTAGAGGGGGGTAATGTAGCGAAAGAGGAAGTTGAAGCAGCTAGAGGGCAGTTAGATGCGAGGACATTCAGACAGGAATTTGAGGCTAGTTTTGAAAATCTTACTGGATTGGTGGCGGTTAGCTTTGCTGATGAGAATATAGATAAGGAATCAAAAGACTTATCAATGCTTCCTTTGTTAATTGGGCTGGATTTTAACGTTGACCCTATGGCAGGAATCTGTGCTGTTAAACATAACGATACGCTTTATGTTTTTGATGAGATTATGTTGACAGGAGGTGCTACCACATGGGATTTTGCAGAGGAGGTTACTAGAAGATATGGAGTTGATCGTAGAATTATTGCTTGTCCAGACCCCACTGGAAGTGCAAGAAAGACAAGTGGAGTTGGTGTGACAGATCATACGATCCTAAGACGTAGCGGATTTACTGTTATGAGTCCTAGAAGCCCCTGGAAGATTAGAGATAAGATCACTGCTGTTAATACTGCTCTGTTTGACGCTAATGGTGATAGAAGGACGCTTATACACCCTCGTTGTAAAGAATTGATAAAGGCACTTAGGACCTTAACTTATGCACCTAATACTGGTTTACCTAATAAGAATTTAGGTGTGGATCATGCTTTTGATGCTTTTGGGTATTTATGTTTACAGCAGTTTAATTTAGCGAAACCTGAGACATTAGGGCAGACTGCGTTTAGAATATA